ACTTTATTTGGTATCTAATGAAGGCAGGAGTTTTAAGAAATCAAATCGCAATTCAGACTTTACAAACTGGTTCAGATGGAACAGGTGGTTACTTCGGTACATTTGTAGACCAAAAGGTAGTTTGGGCAAAGATTAGAGCAAAACAAGGCTTTAGAAATCTAGAAGATGGTAAAATATCTTTAGATAATATCTACGAGTTTACTATTCGTTATGATGACTATCCTAATTTATCTCAAATCAATAAGATTGTTTATAATAGTGGCGAGTATATTATTAAAGCATTCCAAGTAACGGATGAAAGAAAAAAAGAAATAGTTATTATGACTACTTTAGGAAGATTAATTGACCCTACTATTTTCTTAATTACCGAGTTCTACGAATTCTTAATGACTGAAGATAACAAGTTTATAACTGTATAATGAAAATTAGAGGTACATCTAAAGTATTAAATCGTTTAAAAAGAGTTTCTTCTCAAGCTACTTTACAAACTAAATCAGCAGTGGTAAGGAATACTGACCAAATATACGCTCAAGCATTAGCTAATGTTCCTGTTTTAGATGGCTATTTAAGAGGTTCAGGCAATACAAGTTATTCGGATAATCAATTAACTGGAACTGTTGCCTTTGGTGGTAACGCTGCTCCTTACGCTCCTTATGTTGAATTTGGTACAGGTAAAAATAAAGTTATACCATTAGGCTTTGAAGATTACGCTATGCAGTTTTATGTAAACGGAGAAGGCACTATGCAACCACAACCATATTTGATCCCAGCTTATTTAAAATACAAGAAAGTATTTTTAAACGATTTGAGAAAAATAGCTAAAAATATTAGTAAATAAATCGTAAATTTGTGAAATGAAAGATGTTGGAGAACTAATAAGAAGGAAACTCTATGAGAGGTTAAGCGGTGCAATCGTTATAGACCTACAAGAAGTTCCAGTATTTGATTCGGCATCAGTATTAGCAGCAGCGACTGAACCATATATTTTACTTTCTACTTTTAATTCAACGGAATTAATAGAAGGTAGTAAACAAGCATACGGTCAAGAAGTGAGCGTTTTAATTGAGGTAGGTACAAGGTTTGATAACTCTTTTGGTGGTAAATTACTATCAGATAGAATATCAAACGAAGTGATTGAGTTAGTTAGGACAAGGCAGGATGGGTATTTAGATTTATTACCTGATTGGTATGTAATCAGAACACTAATGGAGAGTACAAATACACTTGAACAACTGGTAGATACAGGAGTTTTAGTGAGAAGATTAATAAGATTTACATTTAAAATACAACAAGGAATATGAGCGTATTAAACGGTTCGGATATATTAATTTACGATGCAGATACGAATTTTCCGTTAATGTGTCAAACCAATGTAACTATAACAATGAATGATGCAATGATAGATGCTACTTGTAAGCAAGATGGCGGTTATTCAGTTTCATTACCAGGCTTGAGAGATTTCTCCTTTACGGCTGATGCTTTAGTAAACTTTGATGAAGGAGTAGCTGATTTAGGTATAACTACTTTATTTGCTGCTTACGATGCTAAAACACCTATCAATATTGGAATAGTAAATTCTGTAATACCTTTAGGCTATTATATTGGATTGGCTTATGTTGCAAGTATAGAAATTAACGCTCCTATGGAAGATGTGGTAACTTATACCGTATCATTTACAGGAACATTTGAAATAACAGATTAATTAACAATTAAAAAATAATAATATGGCAATTTACAACGGAACGGCTCAATTACTTAAATTAGGTACTGCGGGTTCAGAACAAACTTTGGTGCAATTAACAAACTGTACTATGTCTGCAAATGCAGATTTATTCGATACTACTTCTAAAGAAAGTGGTGGATGGAAATCAGTAATGCCAGGCTTAAGAGATGTAACTTATTCAGGAGAAGGATTAGCAGATTTTACAGATGCTTCATCGCCTTCTAAATATGACCTTACTGAAATTTTTAATGCTTATAACAATAGAACATTATTATCTGTTAAGTTTACAAATAGCATTAGTACATTTTCTCAAAGTGGTTACATTTCTTCTTTTGAAGTATCTGGTCCAATGGAAGATGTTGCTACTTATACTATTGAAATAACAGGAACAGGCGCATTAACATTTGCATAATTAAAACAAACAAACTATGAACGGACTTATTGAAATTACAATGGGTGGCGAGGTTAGGACTTTAAAGTTCGGTAACTACGCTTTAATGAGTTATAATGTTCTTACGGCAACTGATGCTGGAGAAACTAAACAGTTAGATATTGACTATCAAATGATTGATTTCGTTAGAGATGTTACTTACTGCGGTTTAAAGAATTATTATAAAATAAGTAAAAGAACATTTGATGTTACTTTAGATGATGTTACTAATTGGATTGATGATATGGATTTATCTAATATTCAGGTAATTATTGATGCTTGGACAAATTCGTTACAAAGTAGCGAGTATATCCAAAACGGATTTAAAGCAATGTCTAATGGCGAAGAAGGTATAAAAAAAAAGTAACTTGGGATGATATAATCGACTTTGCCATTGGCGAGGTCGGTTTAATGCCCGATGAGTTTGAGGATATGACTTGGGCTAACTATCAAAGGTTACTATTTAACTTCTTTAAGCAAGAGGCACGAGAATGGGAACATACAAGGGCAACTTTATGTTATATTAATAATGTTAATGTATCTAAAAAGAGCCAAATGAAGAAGCCTAAAGAAATTATGCCACTATGGACTGATAAGTTTGCTATAATGAATAGAGTGCCAAAGAAAATAACATCAAATGAAGAAAAACAAGAAATCTTAAAGAAGTTACAGAATGGCAAACGAGAAATTAATAGTTGAGTTATCAGCACAAATACAAGGTCTTAAACAAGGGTTAGATAATGCATCTAAAGAGATAGCAAAGTTTAACACCAACACAAATAATGCTACAAAAAGCATAGATAAAGATTTTAATTCTATTGGTACTTCAGCTAACCAGCTTGGAAGTATTCTTGCAGGTGCATTTGCAGTAGGTTCTCTTGTTAGTTTTGGAAGGTCAGTTGTAGAAACTACTTCTAAATTCGAAACAATGGCTGCGGTATTAACTAATACTTTAGGCAGTGCATCACAGGCACAATTGGCGATGAATATGATTACCAAGTTTGCTGCCGAAACTCCATTTTCAGTTGAAGAATTAACAGGTGCTTTTGTTAAATTAGCAAATCAAGGCTTTAAACCTTCTTACGATGAGATGCGTAAATTAGGCGATTTAGCGAGTTCTACTGGTAAGTCTTTTGGTCAGTTAGCTGAAGCAATTTTAGATGCACAGACAGGAGAATTTGAGCGTTTAAAAGAATTTGGTATTAAGGCATCTGTTGCAGGAGATAAAGTTACTTTTGCATTTAAAGGAGTTAAAACATCAGTTGAAAATACTGCTTCATCAATACAACAATATTTATTAGGGTTAGGAGATATGGAAGGTGTTAGTGGTTCAATGGCTGCTATATCTAAAACTCTTGAAGGTAGAATTTCCAATTTAGGGGATGCTTGGACAACCTTTATGAAAAATCTTGGGGATGCAAATACTGGTCCTTTAAAAAATACTGTAACGCTTTTGGGAGATATGCTTTCAAAAGTAAACGCTTTAATGCACGGTAAAAATGTTATTGATGAATTAGGTATTGGTAAAGGTGCAGAACAACCATTATTCGGTTGGATGGGTAAACTTTCTGATTTAAATTTAATAACTGAAGGATGGAAGAAATTAGCTGGTACTTTAGATAATATTGATGTAGCAAAAATAGGTAAGGCTTATGATAATTTAAATAATTCTATTAGTAGCACTAAATCTAAAGAAGGATTACAAAATTTAATTGATAAGTTTACTGAAATAAAAAATGGGTTAGACCAAACATCACCTTATTTTAAAGTTTATGAAAAAGCTATTTCTAATGCAAAAGATGCAATTATAGCTTTAACAAAAGAAGAAAAAAAAGCAGCCGCAGAAAGAGCCGCAGCAGCAGCCGCAGCCGCAGCAAAAGCAGATATAAAATATATAGCACCTACATTAGGTGTAGGTCAAATTCCAAATACGCCAGTTTCTTTGCCAGGTTTAAATATGAACTTTCAAAAAAGTTTTGAGGCTTGGCAAAAAGAAGGAGAGCAAATTAAAGCAGTAAATACTTATCTTGAGCAAAGAAATGAAATATTAGCTGCATCAACTATGTTAATGGGGACTTTAACAAGTGGATTAGAATCATTTTTTACAGTTGCTATGGAAGGTGGATTTGATGCTTTTCAAGGGATATTAGATGCTTTAAAAAGATTGATGATAAAATTAGCAGCAGCAATTGCAGCAGCAGCAATACTATTTGTTTTAACAGGTGGTTTAAGTGCAGGAGGCTCTAAATTAGGGTCTATTGGTAATATTGCTAAAACTATCGGGGGTTTAGGGTTTAATCCTTTTACTTTGTTTAATGGTAGTGATTCAAAAATAGCAATGCCAACTGGCTCAACTGCTCAAGGTGGTTACCAAGTAGATATTATGGGAGATAAAATGAGAATGCTTTTAGATAATGCAGCAATTAAAAATTCGAGGGTAGTATAATGTTTTACAATCATCTTTATAATTTACAATTCAAAGGGTTAGACCAAATTGGTACTAACTATTTTTACAAGGTTAAATTTGAGAAGCAAGAAGCAACCGCAAGAACTCCTGATGTAATTGAATTAATACCAGCGCAGGATAGCGCATTTGTTTTAAATTATAAAGCTACTAAAGATAATATCTTTGCTCCTATTCGTTCTTCTTTTGCAGATATTAAATGCTTTATACCTTACAATTCTCAAGTTCAGCCTTCTGATTTTTTCTTTGATAACGATGAATACTCTTTTAAAATAAGTCTTTACGAAAGTGATGGCACAACAGATGTTTTAAAATGGAGAGGATTTCTTTTACCTGATGTTATTCAATACGAATGGCAAGAGCAATATTATCTTCAATTAACTGCTACGGATAACCTTGCGGTGTTAAAAGATATTAAATATACAAGGTCTGATTACTATGCTTTATATGATGATACAAATGTAGATACTGGAATAAGTATAAGCGATTTTGTATGTAGGTTATTAAAGAAAACTGGAAGCGAATTAGATGTGGCTTTTTATAGTCAATTTAATATTAATGGAACTCTTTACAATCTATCAAACTTAAAGCTATCTGAATATTCTTCTGTTAATTGGTCTACATTTGAGCCAAAGGACTGCTATTTTCTTTTAAGTAATTTAATGGAATCTTTAGGTTGTATGCTTTATCAATCGAATAAGGATGCTACCTGGTATGTTATAGGAGTTAACGATGTCGCAGTAAATGATTTAGTTATAGATGGCAGCTTTAGCGTAAGCGGTGCTTTACCTCCAATTTATGAATATTGGGATATAGTAGCGGATGTAACTAATAGTCCAACAGGTGGTTTAAACGGAAGCCAGTGTCCTAAAATTAGAGGAGATAATACTGCTAATATTAGTCAATCTTTAAGTTTTGCTGCTGGTGTATATATTGTAGGATTTTGGGCAAAGAATTTTGACACAGGAACTACTCCAAAAGCGGTTGTAAGAATTGAAATAGATGGTGCTGAAGTATTTAGTCAAGGTACTACTGATTTTTGGACTTATTATGAGTTTACTTATAGTGCAAGTGCTGGTACATTTGATTTAAATTTCTTTAATAATAACGATGATACAACAGGCTATCTTTTAATTGATGATGTATCGGTTAAGCAGGAATTTCAAAACGGATTAATTTACGATATTGATGGAACTTATTTAAGCACCTATACTTTTGACTTTTATTCATCTATTGGCAACGCTGGTAATGTTAAATGGTCAGATGTAAATCAATTAGTAAGTTTAAATAAAAGGTTAACCAATGTTCAATTTAAATATCCATACTACGAAAGAAATTTAATAAATAATTACGGATTTTTTAAAGATTATGCTTCTACAAGTGTAGACCCAACAAATTGGACGTCTTTTGGAAGTTATGACTTCTTTAATGCAACAGGAGAAAATAGACCTTTTGATAATAGAATTTTAGCGGTTACAGAAAATCAAGTAGGTGGAAGTCCTATTAGTACCAAAGGCTTATATAATGTTTTTAGGGTTTCAAATGCTGAAACTTTTATAAATTATTTTGCAGTTAAAATAGAATGTTCTGTGTTTTTTGATGGTTCGCACAATCCTACTGATTCAGCTATAATTGCTTTTGCCAAATCTCTTGATGGAGACCCAAGCATAGGCAATACAAGATATATGCAATCAAATGGAACATTTAATAATTTTCCGCCAACTTCAGTTTGGGAAGGTGTAGAATTTATACAAATTAAAATGACTGATGAAGATAGTTGGGCAAAGTTTAAAGTATTATCTACTTACGATAAAAACTCTTTAGATACTGGTTATGTAATGAATAACTACGGTACTTTTATTTTAAGAACTCAATTAAGTACGAATAATAGTGTAGTACACACAACTTACTTTGATGATATTAAGGTAAGTATTATCCCACAAAACTATCAAAACACAAAAGGATTTATTTATAATGCTACTAATATTCCTAATGATGCAACTTTAGTTAAACCATTTTCAAATACTTATAAACTGGATAAAGTTCAGTATCACGGTGGTATTAGGGATATTTATGAATCTCAAGTAATTGAAGATTTTATTGGTTACGAAGTTGGGGAATATAATTTAATTCAGAGTTCAACTAAATGGTTAAGAACTTGGGAAGTTATTACAGAATCAAATACAGAAAGACCATTACAAGAGTGCATTACTCGTTCAATATTATCTTTTTATCAAGCTACCTGGCAGAAATTTACAGGCAATGTTTATGGTAAGAATATTAATTTTGGTCAAGTCTTTAATATAGCTTTAGCGCAAGGGCAACACTTTATGCACGAGGCATCTTTTGATTATGTTAACAATAAAACAAACATTACTCTACACCAAAGCCAAACTAATAAATTAGAAACAGGGTTTAGAACTTGGTCTACTACTGATGATGATATGAATGCAGGTCAAGGAAGTCCAGGTAGTACAACAAGTAATTCACAAGAAGGAGGCGAAGGATAATGAGCGAACTTAAAGAAATAAACGACCAGCTAAAGGCTTTGTCGATAAATGTAGAAATGATTAGCCAAGCCATTACAGGCTCAAAGCTAAATAGAAACGGCATCCTTCAAAGATTAGAAACAATCGAGGAGGCATTAGAAGAAACTGAAATTAAAGTTCAAGAGGTTAGGGATTATAATACTGGCATTAATTGGGCAGTTAGAATAGGTGCTTTTATATTAACCATAACAGGAATAACTTTTATTAAAGACTACTTATGGCACAAATAAGTAAAGATGGCTTAATGCTTTTAGCTAAACTTGAAGGTGTTAAATTAGATGCTTATCA